GCGTACTGTAATTCCTGTAATGTATCTGTCGATAATCCGCTTGTTGATGATAGTGTCAATAGGTTATCGGCCGTTCTGGATAACTCGAGACTGAGATTTGCGTATATTCCCGTAATTCCCCCTATCAGGGCAGCTCCTTCAAACAACTGCTTGTTTACTCCGTCAAATTTAGAAGCGAATGATTCCAAAGCCGGATTCATTTCTATTCCGAAAAAATCTGCTGTTTTTCGTATGGATTCTCCAAATGAATCGTTCTTTTTCTCCGCTGCCCCCATTGCCTTTTCCGTCTCTTTCAATTGTCCTTCCAATTTCAAAAGACTTGTCCTTTGTTGTAAAAGGGCTTTGTCCGCGGCATCTACCGCCTTTTCATTATTTTTATTTGCACTTGTTGCTTTGTCATAGCTTTTTGCAGCTTCAGAAACAATCTTTTTCTGTAATTCGATTTTCTGAGTGAGGAAATCGTGCTTAATTCTGAGCTGGTCTGTTTCCGTTCCGTATACTTTAGCCTCTTCCGATGCTCTATTGAATTCCGCTGTTAAAACTCCCATTTTTCGGTTGCACTCCGTAATGCCTCCCGAAAAATCCGAATAGTCAAGACCTAACACAATTGTTTTTTTATATGTGTTACCCAATATCCCACCCCTCGATCTGTTTCATGCTGCTTATCGTTTCACTTTCTCTTCTATCGTTAAAATATTTTGATTCGTATACTTCTTCGTTAATTGCCGCATTCTGCATGTTTTTTTCATCTACATACATGTCAATCATCTTTATGATTTTTCTAAATGTAGATGTCCAAAACTCCGGATCGGTTCTTTTCATTTTGATACAGTACATATAATACAAATAATCAAAATCAAAATTTATAGCGACAGATTCATTGCGAGCCGATCCATAATTTTTTTTATTTCTTCCTGCCTCTCTTCATCCAAAGAATTCATT